TTAATCAAGATCCGGTATTCGAATAACCTTCGAGTCTGCCCAAAGGTTTTCCAAATTATAGAAAGTTCTTAATTCCGGCAGAAAAATATGAACAAGAACCGTGCCATAATCCATACCTATCCACTGAGCGTTTCTTTCTCCATCGATGGAGATAGGTTTTTCTCCCGCCTCTTTTCTTACATAGTCCCATACAGAGTCTGAAAGCGCAGCTACCTGGGTAGGAGTGTTACCTTCACAAATAACCATATATTGACATATGGCGCCTGATAATTTTGTTAAGTCTATTGTTGCGATTTTTTTGCCTTTTTTCTCTTGTAGGCCTTCTACAATCTTTTTTACCAACGATTCTGTTTGATCCATTTATTTTGTCTTAAAGTGTAATTACGAATCTGCAAATATAATCCATAAAATTAGTATCTGAGTGATGTTATCGAATTTATCTCTTTTTTTACTTTTGTAAATCAAACAAGTAGATTAATAATTTGTTCAAAGATTAAAAAAATGGGCATAAAAATTTGGAGCAATCAAAAAAAGCTGTAAATTTGCACCCGTTAACGAAAGAGAGTTAACAACAAATAAGCGTATTGTTCTATGGTGTAATGGTAACACGTCAGATTCTGGTCCTGAAATTCCAGGTTCGAGCCCTGGTAGAACAACTAATTAGGTAAAAGGTTTGGAAAGAAATATTCCAAACCTTTGATTTTTTCAGGACTTTTAATGCGAGTGGTGTCAATATTTTAAGTCTTCTATTTTGATCGTTTGCTGAAATGTTTTACTAAAGTTTTACGAACTTATTATAACATGCAGCATGAAATTATTAACATTTAAGATATATCTCCGTGCTGATCAGTACAAAAAAGGAGATGGTGTAATTTATTTAAGAGTCACTTTAAATAGAGTTCACAGGTATATTTCTCTCCGGATAAGGGTTAAGGAGAAGAACTGGAATCCTAGTACCTGTCAGGTTCGTATGTCTGAACCAAATGCTTTCTCAGTAAATCAAGTCATTCACATGTATGAGACAAGAGCCTTTAATATAAGGTACGAAGCTGTATTACGGAATAAGTATCTTTCGTTGGATGAATTTGTTTTACAATTTTCGATAAACTATGATAGTTCGTCGTTCTATGACTTCGTTGCTAACGAGGTGAGAACTAATAAAAAGCTTTCACCTGAAACGTTGAGAGGGTATGACGCGCAGATAACCAAACTTCAGGCCTTTAAAAAAGAGCTTGTTTTTGCTGAAATTGATTCGTCTTTTCTTAATCGATATGAGAAATACATGACTGACGTTTTGAAGAATAAGCCGAATACTGTAACACGTACTTTCTCATTCATAAAATCTGTTATTAATAAAGCCCGGGAATTGAATGTAACGGATATCGACCCTTTTGAAAAAAGGAAATTAAGTTTTAAAGAGGGCCATCGTAACCGACTTACAATTGAAGAACTTGATTCGTTATCTGCTTTGTATGACTCTATTGATCTTGATGTTAAGTATACAAATGTATTGCGTTACTTTTTATTTAGTTGCTATACCGGGTTGCGATATGGAGATGTCCAAAATTTACGCGGGGTGAATATAATTGGAGACGTTATATCGCTACAGATGAAAAAAACAAAGAACGAAATTAGAATTCCGATCATTGACCGGGCTAAGAAATTTTTGCCAGACCAGGTTTATGGTTTGAAGAACCTGAAGGTATTTAGAGTTCTTTCGAATCAAAAGACGAATGAATACTTGAAGAATATTATGGAGATTGCAGGAATAGATAAACAAATTTCTTTTCACTGTGCCCGCCATAGTTATGCCACAAATGGGATTGAATTGGGGATTCCATTGGAGGTAATAAGTCAATTATTGGGACATACCGATGTAAAGGTTACTCGTATCTATGCAAAGTATTCTGATAATGTGAAGGCTCGGGAGCTTGAAAAATGGAACTTGAATGATAAGAAAAAAGCAGAAGAGAAGAAAAAGAATAAATGAAGATTATTAAAAAGGAGGCTTTTAGACCTCCTTTTTAATTTGCAGTAGTTTGAATCCAATGATAATCGCTATAAGTATGTAAAGCAATATGCCTGAGTAATAAAAGAAGGCGTTTAGGAGGCGAAATTTTTCTACTGTTTTGGTTTGAATTATTTCGCTTTCTTTTTTGATATCGGTATTGGATGATTTGGTTTTATTTTCGGTACGATTAATCCCTGGAGCACGAATTGGAATACTTGGTTTATTGCCAATCTTATGAACTAAAATGCCATTCTTTAACATGGCCATACTCCATGCCAGCGAAGTTTCCAGATAGCTACTATCTACGCCTACTGATGTACTTACTTCTGGGGCCGGATGATAGAGAAAAGTTGTGTCGCGTTCGACTATACGGATCGTGTCTGTTTGTATTTTCGTTACGTTTTCTGTAACGGTTTGCTGTGTCTCTTTTTGAGTTTTACACGATATGGAAAACAGAAGGATAAGGAAATAGATTGCATGTTTCATTAGGCTGTTTTTAAAAAGTGAATGAGATCGAGCGCGATATTTATTGCAAGGTGTTTGCAATATTTCCTGTACGCATCTACGTCGCTTTGACTGGAAACAAAGCATACTTCGAGTAGGATATTAAGACAGTCTGGTTTATTTAGTATTCCAATGCTTCCTACGGCCGTATCTTTTTCTGTTTTAATTCCACGGCTTTTTGTACCCAGTATACTTGTTATTGTGTCCAGGAGTGTTTCGGCAATAGCTCTTTCTTCTGAAGAATACTGGTTTGGAAGAATGATTTCGGTGCCATTGGAGGATGGTGAAGCTGATGCATTGAAGTGGATATCGATAAGGATGTCTTTTTTGCACACTTTGCTGCGCAACCAGCTAATGACTGTGTTTAGAGAACTGGTGTTGCAGTCGCGTTCTGCAGTGACTCCCTGGCGATTTAATTCGGCAAAAATGAAGTCACGTAAGTAAATTGCTTCTTTTGCTTCGTCGATAATACTGATTGCCCCTGTTCCTGTTCCTGAAGAAGTAAGGTTATGACCCGCGATTAAATAAATTTTCCTCATGATTGTTGTGTATTTAAATGGTGTAATTCACTCTCTTTATTCCTAATACGTACCGTGCAAAGTGTATTGTAACATCTCAAGCCTTTTAGGTAGGTTACTTCGGCTTTCATAGCGGCTACCTGGTTAATTGCTTCGTTGGCCTCTTTTTGCATGGTAAACCATTTGTCTGTTAACTCGTCGAGCTGTTTGTAAAGACGCTCCACTTCGTCTCTTCGCATTTCTTGCTGTTTTTTCTGATTTTCTATCTCAATCGCTTCGGCCGACGCATTGGCTTTTTTCTTTTCGGCTTGCCAGAAAACCAGTTGCAAGACATTTAAGCCTCCAAACAAACCGGTAAGAATAATTAGTATTTGCTCCATATTTGTTCTTTTTGATACAAATGTGGTTTAGTATAATGATGAATTAAAGGACAAAAAAAGCCCGCCGGAATTGTGGCGGGCCTAATAATTTATGCTTCGTCGAACAGACGGGATTGCCTTAGTTCAATATTTTCAGTACGAATGGTGTCGTTTGCCAGGAGGGTAATATCTATTTTATCAATGAAATAAGGTTGATTGTTTATCATTACCTTTTCTTCCCATTTTAAACCAACGATATCTTGCTGGGTAAGGATAAACGAACCTTTAAATATTTGATTTGCGTGTTTCAAAAAATTATTGTGTTCCTGGTAATATGTACGAAATAACCCGCGAGAGCTAATCCACTCGAGAGAAAGATTGCCTAGTTGTAAATCGCCTGTACCTGGATTTGTATTTAGGTTGGCCCCAAATGGTGATCCGGTTGGCTTCCTTTTTCCAAGGGTAGGAACTGTGTACCCTGATGTGTAAGAAATTGGAACAAATCCCTGGGCAAAACAGAATGCTATTGGACATGATACGCTACTTGCTTCGTTTGTTGAACCTAATTCTGTGTCTACCGTTTTTGCTATATTTTTTTGTTCTACAGAAAAGTACGGATAGTATTGGTTTACATAATCGAGATTTGTATAATAGGATGCATCAATCATCGGTACGGATTCGTCTATTGTGGTAATATCTACCTCTTCATTATCGGATGAATCTGAAAAAGAGAAATAAGCCGTACTTTTTATCTCGAGGATTCCCGTACTTTTCCTACGGGCAAACCATCCATATTTTTTTACATAAGAAATTGTTTCGCTTCCATTTACAAGTTCTGCATATCCTAACACTTCATCTGAATCGTTAGCGAGCCACTGCCGCCAGTTTGTGAATGCCGGAGCTGCTTTTTCTAAAGATGTTCCGGATGATAACCTTAGCTTTTGTGCTGCACTAAAAGTTGGATATAGTTTTCCGTTTAATTTACGACTCCAGTCTTTTGTTGCGAACGAGTTGTGCATATCTTTGAGAAATACACAGCGCACAGATCGTTTATTATAATCTAAAATAAACCGGCAGCCGAACTTATCTTCGATACAGGTTTGTAGTTCTAACGCTGAGACATCCGGAACCAGATTTTCGTATTTGAGCCAACCTGCATCGATAGAACTTGATACATTGTTTAGGAGTACTATTTTTCGTAGTTCGCCTGATGCAAAAGGATTGTTGGTCTGACTTAGGTCAAAATAGGAATAGACGCTTGAGAGAACATAATGAAGATAAAGAAAAGGGCTGTATCCTGTATATTTCTTTCCATTTCTAGTTCCGTATGTACCATCGGAGTCTGTATAATTTTTGATTTGGAATTCGACATTCCCATTGGTATCTGTAATCTTTGTACATAGTTCGAATGCAGTATACTCGCCATTATCTGTGCTTACACTAGTGGTAAGATCGACAAAAAAATCGGGAGTTGTGGTTACTGATGGATAGTGGGTTTTCTTTGTTACAATCTGATTAAGCTGTATCTTATCCAATGTGTCGTACAAATCGCCTTCAGAAAGTGTGATATCGAACTCTATCCCGCTTTCGGAAATACTTTGCATTATTGCCGTTCCATACAAGGCGATAATTCCGCAAGTTATGCTACAAGGGAGTTCTGAGCCAATTCTGACACGACGTTCCGGACGGTTTGGATAGCCTAGCTGCTTTAGATTACCTGGTGTGGCCGGTAATGTGATTCCAATACCAAAACTTCCATTATCGTTAAATATCGGATTGATAAGAGAAAGCGATATCTCTGTGTCCGGACTGATTGCCATGGACATATTTCCTAGTTGTATTTTCATTATTTTCGGCTTGTTTTTGTACGGATATTATTAGCTCTGTCCATAGATTTTTCAATATGACCGTATTTGATATTCACTCCATTTTTTTCCAGACTTGACAGAAGTGTGATAAGGCGATTGTTTAATCTTTTTGTTTCAGTATCCGGAACAAATGCATTGGGTATGCTTCCGGTGCTTTGCGTTATCTGATCATATTTTCCTTCTGCTCGTTGAATAACCCGACGATCGCGGGCATCGTTAATTGCCTGAATCATGATTGGATAGCGAATATCCTTTTTTAACATCTCCATATCTGGAGTGGAGATAATTAGCTCGCCGCCGTGTTCGCTAATTAACGAGGGGTTTTCGATAATTCCGGATTGAGGTGCTCCGATATAGGGTACATTGCGGTACTTCCGACCGTCTGTTGATCCTATAACGTCGTACTTACCTTCGGCGCGTTGTGGAACGATGTTTACACCAGTGCCCTGAGATGATGAACTATCTGATGAATTTCCGGACCCAAGGTTACCTGCCAAATTTCCAACTACTGATTTTACTGCGGAAAATGCAGCTTCGATAAGCCCGGTTAGTATGGCTGCACGTGCAAGGCCAGCCGCCCCAAACGTTAAGATAGAATCTGGAGTTGCCAGGGATTGCATCGTTGCGCCTGCAATAGCCATTTGCGCCTGTACTTTGAGATAATCCAGCCCCATATTAATAATTGAGACCATGGATTGTTTTATCATATCATCGTTTCCGGACAGAGCTCCTCCAATGATTCCACCCATTTCTGTAGAGAATGCGGTGGCTAGTTGAACCATCTCCTGACGCTGTTTTAACTCTAGCTCTTTTTCTTTGGCGTATTCTGCCTGTTTAATTTTAAGATTTTGTTCCGAAATTTTTTTTAGATTTTCGGTTTCTTTTTTTCTGATTGAACCAATAGAAATTTCTTTTGCCTTTTCCAATTCTATCCCTTTAATAGAAAATTGTTCGCGCATCTTTATAGCGTAATCAGCTATTTTTTGTTCAATTTCTTTGCGTTTGCTTTCTTCCAATCCATAGATGGATAACTTTCGACGAAGACTTTCAAGCTCCAGATTCTCGAGCTGCTTGTTATAATTCGACTTATCTATGAGGCCACCGGCATATTGTTTAGCCAGGGCAATCTTTTCATCTGCGATACCTTGATCTACGGCCTTTACTTTTTCCTCAATGGCTTTTTTGTTGGCTTCGGTTTGTTTTTTCCGGGATTCGACAGCCTCTTTTGCCGACTGATCTGCCATTTCTTTTATGGTGGAGTTTACGCTTGTTTGAACTTTACGAAGCCCGGTTGTTGTTTTGATGTCTATCTGATCTAAATTTACCATAGAATCGACAAATGCGCTTACCAGGGCATCGTTTCCTTTATTGTATTTTGACACAATACGATAAGCTTCTTCTATTCCTGGAGTGCTTTTTACAATGTTGTCTATCTGCTTCCTGATCGATGCCGTTTCTTTTTCCATTGAAGCGGCATTTGACAGTGTTGAACCAAACATTCCGGATCCACTGGAATATGATTGTGCCCTGGCATTCTTTAATTTCTTTTCCAGTTCAATTCTTTCATTGGCCGCTAGTATTGCATCTCGATTTCCTTCGTAGTTTTCGATGAAGTATTTGCGTTCTGCTTCGGTCATTCCTGTGATTGATTCGAGCTGTTTTGTTGCAGCTTCGATTTTTTGATGTGCAATGCTTTTTTCTTGTTCGGCCTGTTGAGTGGTAAGCTTAATGATTTGATCGCCGATTGCTTTACGTTCTTCCAGGGACTTATTGACGTCGCGAAGTGAGGTTTTAAGTTCTTCGATTTCGGCCTGGACACGAGTGTCTGTAATGCGAAAAGAGTTTTGGCGTTCGAACAATTCATCCAGGATATTTGTAACTTCTTTACCTACAGTGTACGCTTTTACAAGGTTGTCAAGAAAGTTTGTAAAGTCCATTGTTGCCAATGATACCCGGACATAATTCAAAGCATTATCCAACCCCCCGAGGACAGCTGCAAAAGCATCGCCAGTTGCATTGTTGCTGTTTACAATTTTTTCTAAAGAGAATAGCTCGGTAACGACGGCAGCCGCTTTTGTAGCATAGTTAATGAGCAGTCCAACACCGACGGCTTTTACTGCATTGAAATCGAATAGAGTACGTTCGGCACTTTTTGTGTTTGTTTTTAAAGTACCCATCTGATCTTTTGTATCTTTTAGTTCCTTATCAAGCCGTGCATATTCTTCGGGTTGGAGAGCTTTTGCCGTTGAATTTAATTGCCGTTCGAGTTCCTGGGCACGCTTTTTAAGCTGACCCATGGTCATGTTTTCCAGGCCAAGTGTTTTTTCGTGCTGAGATATCTTTTGCCGGTTGATTTCGAGGGCGTCATTATTTTGCTTCAGAGACTTATTAAGGTTGCCCCATTCTTTGCTGTTTTTTTTGCCCTGTTCTTCTAGTTCACGCATGCGAAGGCGGGTATCTTTATTCGATTTCTCTAGTTCTTTATTTTCTTTTGTAAGGTCATTTATGGACTTTTGAGCTCCGCTTGCGTCAAGTGATAGGATGAGCTTGATTTCGTCGTCTGTGAGTCTTGATTTTGCCATGATTTATCTTCCTTTTGCTTTGTTATATTCTATTCCAAAATTTGATTCTTTGTAAGTTAGAGCATCTCGAATTCCCTTTTCTACGCGAGATGTTACGTGTTCGCCATAATCGTACTTAATTGCCGGGAATGTTTCGCGGTAGAATATACCCCATACCTGAGCATTGTAAATACGCCAGTTGCCGTTACGCTTCATATCGAGGAATCGCATCTGTTTCACAATGGTTGCTGTAAACATGAAATCTAGACCGGCAGTTACAATTCGTATTTGAGGATGGTCAAGTATTTCTTCCATTTGACCGGTACGTCGTTGAATATTGTTTCCTAAACGAGAATATTGGGTGTCTTTGGTTCCGGAATGGAATAGTTTCTTTTGATATATGTCTCGCTGCGCCTGGTTTATTTTAGTAAAACCGGCTTGAACTTTTTCAATAATAAATTCTTGTTTTACGATACCATCTGTAATCATGATCGGCTTTTTTAGCGAAATTACAGAGGTAGGATAGGAGGGGAAAGGACAAAAAAAAGGCTCTCCTTATTGTGGTGTACGGGAGAGCCTTTGTGGAGTTATTTTTTGCTTCGGTAGATCATAAGGAATATAAGTACGCCTACAATTGGCGTTGCCGCAAATACAGCGAATGTGGCTACGGCCCATTGCTCTGTTGTTTTTGGTTGGAGGGCCACAATGCATATGATACTAACGATGATATATAATATTACTATTCCCATGATTTACTTGTTTTATTTGCAAATATATAACTATTCTTCAATATCTAGTCCAAATTTATCGGCCAGGGCTTTGTTGATTACCTGGCGGCGTTGTTCTTCGTTAAGTCCGTCGAGGGCATCTTTGGCGCCTTTGCCACCGGCCATGGCTTGAGCATGCAGCGATCGTTGGAGTTCGAAATCTGCCTGAACATATCCGGTTTCGTAGGCTTCGTATTCGGCAGTACTGGGAGTTTTAAGATTTATGATAAGCTGATTCTTTCCCTGAACTGTGAGCCTGTTCCGTAACAGGGCGACTATCTGAGCTATTGAGAACTTTAGCCGGCCACATTCTTCTATTACCTGAAGATTGCTCATTTCGCTTATGCCGGATACTGTGTTTTCGTTTTCTTTTTCCATATTATTTTTTAAGTTTTAAAATCATACTTTTCAACTCGATTGTACTTTGAATATCTATGAGTGTAGATTTTGGTCCTTCATTTATAGATGTTCCTTCTGTAGCATTTATTCCGATCCAGGCCTTGATGGCTATATAGTCGTCAAGAATACGGACTAGTTCGGTGGTCATCATGTTGTTTTCTTCCTGGAATCGACGAATCGTATCGATCGTTTCTTCAGAGAGCATTATTCCGTTTATTTCTACCTTTTTCATAGCTGACCCTCCAATTGAGTAAATATATTTATAACGATCGTATCCGGATCCTGGAATCCTGTGATGATTGTTTCTTGCCAATCTCCAGATTTTCGGGTTGACATACACATGCTTTGGGTATACTGTATGTTGTTGATCCGGGTTATTACACTCTGTAATTCTTCTATTACTTGTTGTTTGGGCTTGGAATAATCCTGATATTCTTTCCCGGAGAATTTGGGTGAAATCATTGGTCGCCTCCTTTCTTAGCCGAGTAGTAAAAGTATACTGCTACAGCGACAAATATTATACATAATACCGATAGAGCCGCGAACAAAACGCAAGTGTATATTTTGGCGTCGTTGGTTGTTTTACATTTGGTTATACCTCCGGGCAGACTGTTATAAACGCTCATCATTTTTTGCCAGAAAGATTCTTTCTTCCCCGCTTTTATTTTGGTCTTTAATACTATTGGGTTCATCATTTTTCTTTTTATTAGTTTGTAACAGCATTAGTACTTGGAAGCAGCCGGCTAAAGATAAACCTAATTGGTTGTTTAATCCCTCCGTTAGAGTTTTTTGCTTCGTAGATATGTTTCCAAATGGGGTGGCCTATTTCGCCGTAGTTGGACTCGTAGAGCAGTTTGTCGATATCTTCCTGCGTGGCTTGCAGGGACCGGAGGTTTCTGACGAGGCCTTCGGTATTTCGCTGGATGCCATCGTTTGGCTTTTGCATTTCGATCTTTTCGGAAACAACTTTTTCGCGCTCTTCAGATTCTGATCTGATCTGATCTTCGTTTAGTCTAGTCTTAATATTAATATAAGGTACGGACTTAGGTAGTTGTTTTCTTTCACCTAGATCGGTGTTTTTGCTCTCGTTTTCGTGTGATTTTTCTGCTTTGCTATGACACTGTACCTGGCATTTTGTTCGGTCTGATTCCTGGCAGTTATCGCATCCGGCAAAGTGGTACATGGTTTTTTTTCCGTGTCCGGATCCGCCGGGGGTATGGAGTATTAGACCGGCATCGGCCAATGCTTTTCGAGCTGCTTTGTAGACCGGGAGTGATACTCCGCATGTTGCTGCAGCACGTGAGTCTGCATGCGGAAATGATTCGGGCCATCCGAGTGTGTTTGCGACTTTGAGGAGGTAAAAGAATACGCGCGTCTCTGTGGGTGAGAACTGGTAGGTTTCGTCTAATCGCCAGAAGCGATTAATGAGGCCGATGTATGAGGTCGGCCGGAGGTTTTTTTGATCCATAACTTTGGGGTGTTTGACATTTTAGATGCCGAGGGAACACATCTTAATTCTTCGTTGTGGCAAAAAAAGAACGGCCACCTATCCCTTGTCGTCAAACACCCCGATGTAGTCACCCGAAGGCAAAACAAAAGGTAGGGAAGGCAGCCGCCTATATTTTAAATATTATCTGAAGTCTGGCCATAAAAAAGGCCCGACCTTTGTAAAAGCGAGCATTAACCGTTGCTCATCGGGATGAAACTTTCATCAGAGTGTTTGACTCTGCAAAACTGCGTAATATTTTTCGTATGCGCAAATAAATAGGGGGTAAAGTTTGCGGATGCGCAAACTTTTTTGAGAAATTATTTTTCAGAATCCTTTTCATACATTTTTAAAGCATATATGATTGCATCTTCATGTTGATAAATCTCATTTAATGACTCAATGGGATATTTTGTTTCTTTTTTGTCGTCAGCTATAGTCGCAAAATATTTTTTACTACCATTAAGATATAGTCTGCATATTGGTTTACGATTGTTGTCATCCAACAAAACTCCAAAATAACTTTGAGTATCGCGATGCACAATGCGATTGACATCTACGTGTTTTCTAAGTATAGCCCGAATAATAAAAAAGCTTTCGAGCTCTTCTTCTGTAGTGACGATTTTGCTTTCTTCTTCAGAGATAGAAGGAGCTGATTCTATTAGTGAAGAAGAATTTTCGGCTTTCTTTTCTGATTCTTTATTTAATGCCGTTTTGAATCTGTCTGTGATGATGTCGCTGATTACCTGATTGAAAGATCGTTTTGTTAAATCGGTAAACTGTTCGAGAATTTTGGCTGTAACCATTCCTCCGTATACTTGTTTAGCAAATAATCTGACAAGGGGCTCACTGGGAGTTTCCATTTCTGAAAGAATTATTTCTTTCAAACCTTTCATGTATTTTAGTTCACTTGCAGCATTAACAATGGTATCAACGTCAAAATATGATTTATGGAATTGTTTTAGCTCCTCAATCTGATTATCTCTGATATCGGACAGATTGATTTCTAGAAATGGTTTTTCGTCCATTTTATTAGCTTCGGCCAAGTCTGTATAAAACTTGTATGAAATACCATTTGTGAGAATACCAAATTTTGCTGTGGAGACGTGAAAGTATCTCAAGAGCTGATTGTCGTGTAACGTTAAGTTTTCTGCCCAATGTTTGCATTCAATTAATATAACCGGCTTGTCGTCCTTGAGTATCGCGTAGTCAATCTTTTCGCCTTTTTTTGTTCCAATATCACAGGTAAACTCGGGAGTTACTTCGAAAGGATTAAATACATCGTAGCCTAACGTTTGGATGAATGGCATAATTAGAGCATTCTTTGTGGCTTCTTCTGTTTGAAGGTTGTCCTTTAATTTGACAACTCTTTCTGATAGCTGTTTGATAGAGTCTTTAAAATCCATAATTTTATAATGGCGAGTCCCGTCATAACGCGCCCACGGGAACAACACCCGAACCGGATTGACTACCAGTTGCGTTATGAAGGGACTCATATTAGTATTCAGTTAACAATGTTAGCTGAGTTGTTTGTTGGGCGGTGCGAATATGGGAATAATAATTGATGGTGCAAAGTGATGATATAATTATTATCCAATATTTAATAATAAAAAAGCCCCACCTTAAGAGGAGGGGCTTATGTTTCTGAAAGAATAGTTGTCGAAAAAACTCAAACAGAAACAGATATAAGTTCATGCCCTAAGGCATGCAGTGCGTTTACAATTTTCTCTGCCTGTTTCTTACGGGGTTTTGAGCGGCCGCAAGCGTAATGGCTTAATTGACGTTGGTTGATTCCGGTAATATGTTCCAATGCAGACTTAGTGAAAATCTTTTGATAGTAGAAGAGTAGTGTTTCTACATCAAAATTATAGGATAATTCGTACTGACTATCAAATACCGAGGGATATTCGTCGCCATCTTCTTTTGCGCAATCTAAGTAAAAGTCAATACTTTCTTCTACTTCCTTTTGTAATTGTCCGAAGTTTCCAGTAACAGTAACGATCCATCCAGGGAGAAGTTCACAATCTGCACAATATCCGTTTTCTGTTTTTCCTACTCTAATAAATACTTTTTCCATATCCTTGCTTTTTAATTGTCGAATAAAAACAGTTTCTATTTAGTGGCGAAAGCCAGGGTTAGAAAACTAACCCTGATTGACTTTCGATACTTTTAATCAGGTCTCCATATACATCGTCAGACGGCTTGCCGTTTACAGTTACTTTACCCTTTTTTGTTGGGTGCTTAAACTGTCGGTGGCTACCTTTTTGATGTGTTAGTTCCCATCCATCATTTATCAG